GTGGAACTGGGTGAGCGTAAGGATGGTAATCCATATGAAACATTCCGTGAGTGGTATACCAAAGATTATCAGTCGTTCATCGAATACAACATACAGGACGTTGAGATTGTTGATAAGCTAGAAGATAAGATGAAATTGATTGAGCTTGCACTGACGATGGCTTATGATGCAAAGGTCAATTTCACTGACGTGCTTGGTACTGTGCGGTATTGGGATATTCTGATTTACAACTATCTGCGTGAGCGGAATATCGTGATTCCTCAAAAGTCGGAAAACAAGAAGGTTGAGAAATTTGAAGGTGCATATGTAAAAGACCCACAAGTGGGTATGCACAAGTGGGTTATGTCGTTTGACTTGAACTCCCTGTATCCCCATCTTATCATGCAGTATAACATCTCACCAGAAACTTTGGTGAATGGCGGTATCAAGCCTGTAGAGGGTATGGTTGATAAAATACTAGATGGCAAGGTCAGCAATGACACTGAGTATTGCATGACACCTAACGGTGCATTCTTTCGCAAGGACAAACGTGGGTTTTTACCCGAATTAATGGAGGGCATGTATAATGATCGTGTCAAATATAAAAGACTTATGCTCGACGCTCAACAGGAGTACGAGAACACGGGTGAGAAATCTCTACTCAAGGACATTGCCCGATACAACAACATCCAGATGGCGAAGAAGATTTCTCTTAACAGCGCATATGGTGCTATTGGGAATAATTGGTTTCGTTATTTCGATCTGTTGGTTGCTACAGCAATTACTACATCTGGTCAGTTATCTATTCGTTGGATTGAAAAGAGTCTCAACATTTATCTTAACAAAATCTTGGAAACAAAGGACTTGGATTACGTTATTGCTTCGGATACAGACAGCGTATACATTACTTTTGACAAACTTGTTAATAGCGTGTTCAAAGAAGGAACAGACACTAACACTATCGTCACCTTCTTGGACAAGGTTGCAAAAGAGAAGTTGGAACCTTTTATTGATCGCAGTTATCAAGCACTTGCCAAAGTAACCAACGCATACGAAAATAAGATGGTTATGGGACGTGAGGCAATTGCTGACAAGGGTGTGTGGACTGCAAAGAAACGATATATTCTAAACGTGTATGATATGGAAGGTGTGCGGTTCAAGGAACCTCACTTGAAAATCATGGGCATTGAGGCGGTTAAAAGCAGCACTCCTGCACCGTGTCGAGAGAAGTTGAAGGAAGCACTCAAGATCATCATGAGTGGTGATGAGAAAGAACTGAATACCTTTATACAGGATTTCCGTGAAGAGTTCATGGCATTACCACCAGAAGATATTGCCTATCCAAGAAGTGTAAATGGTATAGAAAAGTTCTCAGATAATGCAATAAGTCGTAAGAGAACAATTGATAAAAAGGAAGAACGCGAAAATAAGAAAAGGAAAGAGCCTACCATATTCGGGCAACTTGATGGT